CGCATATCTATTTCTAAATGAATAAAAACTTTCAAACCCTAATAATTTATAATCTAAAAAATAACATTGCGAATATAAATCGAGTGGAGATTTAGTAACCGGAGAACCTGTTAATATCCTTCTAAATTTACAAAGTTTATGTAATGATAAAATAGATTTAGTTCTTTTGGCCTTAGGATTTTTTATTGTAGTAGACTCATCAATAGCTACAAAATTTTTTGGGAATTTTTTCAAATACTTTTCCGCTTCTTTAAAACCAGTCTTGCCGGACAAAGCCTCTACGTTCATCAAGAATATTTTAAGCTTTTTACTTTTAAGAAATCTGTCCCAAGTTTTAGGTTTATCAACCTTCCATTGAAATACATCTCGTTCTACTACATCTGGTAGATGGGTTTCGATTTCTTTACTCCATATAGTATATACTGATTTTGGAGCGATAATTAATACTGTATCTATTTCATTTCTAAGATATAAATAACCTATGTTATCTATAGCAGTTTTGGTTTTACCTGTACCCATTTCCATAAAGTATGCATATGAAGATGCGTTAGCAGATTTATTTAAGGCAGTTCTTTGATGCTCAAACGGTTGAGTCTTATACGGGTATTTCCATTCCATAAAAAATATATAAATTTTTTACTTGCATTAATCAAGAAAATAATTATTAGAGAAACAGGAGGAAAAATATGGACAATCTAGATATAGAAAAGTTCTCAAACATTGAATTAAGTAAGGATGATGTTGCATCCATATCTAAAAAATGTAATGAACTAAAAGGTCTTCAACAACAGATTGAAGACAAAGAAAAAGAAATTTCTGAGCTAAAGAAACAAGCTAAAGAATATGAGGAACGAACAATTCCTGATATGATGCAGGAGGCAGGAGTTCAAAAACTTGAACTTGCTGACGGTACTAAGGTTGAAGTGAAACCTTTTTATGCTGCAAAAATTCCAGAGTCCCGGAATGATGAGGCTTTCTCTTGGCTTAGGGATAATGGTCATGGAGACATGATCAAAAATGTTTTAACGGCCAATATAGATAAGGGCCAAGATAATCAAGTATCTGAATTAGTAAGGATATGCGAGCAACTTGGTTTTGCTTATAGCCAAAAACAAAAAGTAGAACCTATGACTTTAAAGGCTTTTATTAAAGAACAAGTCGAAAAAGGCAAAGAGGTTCCATTTGATATGTTTGGGGTATATATTGCTAATAAAACAAAAATAACGAACAAATAATAACGGAGTAAATATGAAGTTGAATGACAAAAAAGAAGTCGCTGTCAAACAAACTGGTGGCGCAGTTGCAAATTTAAACATTGAAAAATTTGCAGATGAAGGATTTGATAATGTAGATTCAAAAAGTCTTGCATTACCATTTTTAAAAATCCTTGGACAATTATCCCCTCAAGTAACTCAAGGGGATTCTCAATTCATACAAGATGCTAGACCTGGTATGATATTCAATACAGTTACAAATCAACTATATGATGGCACTAAAGGAATTTCAGTAATTCCATGTTTTTATAAGCTTGAATACATTGAGTGGAGAGACAGAGGTATGGAAGGTAGCTCAGCACCTGTAAATATCTATCCATCGGATAGTGATATTATGTCTAAAACAACTAGAGACGATAAGAATAAAGACAGACTTGAAAACGGAAACTACGTTGAAGAGACTGCCTCTCATTATGTTTTAGTTGTTGAGGGCGAAGGAGTTGCTAGCACTGCCATGATGACCATGAAATCTACTCAAAGAAAAAAATCTAAGAAGTGGAATTCAATGATGATGTCAGTTAGAGAGAAGAAAAAAGATGGAACAGGTTACTTTAAACCTGCACCATTTACTCAGATGTACACTCTTAAAACGGTACTAGAAAAGAACAACTTAGGTTCTTGGTATGGTTGGGAGATCGAACATCAAGGTTCAGTTCAATCTAATGATGTCCTAGAGGCGGCTTACAATTTTTACAAAAGCTGTAAGCAAGGCGCTGTAAAAGTAAATCACGATAAAGAAGAGTCTGTAGAAAAAACACCATTTTAACTATGGACATACTTGACAAGACCCTGGGGGAGTTTATACAACTCTTCCAGGGCTCATCTACATATTTTGGTGCTAGTGTTCCATTAGGTCAGAAACGCGACCGAGACGGAAAACAAGAATTTAAACATTGGATTGAACCTAAGCCAATGACTAAAGAGCACTGGTTACAACATTTAAAAGGAGAAAAATACTATGGATCAGTTCCCATTAGAGATGATAATACATGCTCTTGGGGGGTCATCGATGTTGATCGTTATAATTTACAGCATAAGGAAGTTATATCGATTATACGGAAAAGGAAATACCCACTAGTACCATTTCGATCAAAATCAAATGGTCTACATTTAGTTTTATTTATTGATGGTGTGATACCCGCATCTTCAATGCGTAAAAAATTAATTGAAATTGCATCCGATTTAGGTTTAAACGATACCACAACAGATATTTTTCCTGCTCAGGATGAAGTTGACTTAACACCAGAAGATTGGAACAAGAAAAGAAAAGGTAACTATGTAAGCTTACCTTACCAAAAAGCTCACATGACCACTAGAGTTGCTATGGATGATCAAGCAAACTCAATACCACTTGATAAATTATTTGAATTTGTAAAACCTTATAGACAAACACCCACAGATTTTAAGAAACTAAAAATTTTCCAGGATGATGAGACTAAAGATTATCCACCATGTGTAGTAAATTTTATAAAAAATAAAGTTAAAAAAGGTGAAGGCAGAAATGATGCAATGTTTAACGTTGCCGTACTTGCAAAAAAAATAAACCCAGATCCGGTTATGTATCAAGATTGGACTAGAGAAATGATGGGTAAAGTTTGTGAGGAAAAATTACATCCACAGGAATTAGAAAATATTTTTAAAGGAGTAGAAAATAAAGATTATGCTTATAAATGTAAAACATCAATTGCAAGAATGCATTGTTCATCAAGCACTTGTTTAAGACGTAAGCATGGTATTGGGGCCAATGAAGCAATCCCAGAAGTCGGTAAACTCATTAAAGTAAATTCATACCCAGAACCTTATTGGATACTTCCTATCCACGGTAAGTCTGTAAGATTATCTACAAAACAATTGTATCAGCAACAATTACTCGGAGAACAATTATTAAATTATGATATTGTTTGGAGACCGCTTAAACCAACTAAAAGAGACCCAGACCCTTATCGAGATTGGTTAGATGAATTAGTTTCAAATAAACAAGACATGGAAGGTTTCGATGCACATGAAGAGCAATCGGATGTATTTAATTCTAGACTATCTCAATTCTTAGAAGATGTAGAAGATACTACTGAGTTTGATCAAATCGAATCTGGCAATATATGGATTGATAAAGTAGAAATGAGATTTAAGCTTGAGACTTTTAGAAAGTTTATGAAGAAGATGGGTTACAATTGGTCGGAGAAAGATTGTACAAGATTTTTAGAAGCGGGTGGAGCAACACCTAAGAAAAAATTCCAAAACATTGATACACGTCATTGGGTCGTAAGTTTACCAAAACAAAGTGAACATAAAAATAAAGATGTTAAATTCGTTAAACAAAAAGCTGCGTGGGAAGACAATTAAAATATTCGGCCCACCAGGAACAGGAAAGACAGAAAACCTACTCAGAAGAGTTCAAAGGTTTTTAAAACAGGGTATTGATCCCGAAGAAATTTGTTATATCTCATTTACTAATAAAGCGGTAGATGAATGCGTGAGTCGTATTCGTAAAAAATTTAGTGAGTACGATGAAGATCGATTTAAATATTTTAGAACCTTACATAGTTTAGCAAGACAACAGTTTGGAGAAATTCCGGTGCTTGATCCAAGAGCAGACATGCTCATGTTTCATACTCAATACGGAACCGTCAAAGTTAATTACCGAGAAGATTACGATGAAGCTAAAGTCTATAACAATTGGTCGTTACAAATTTATGACCGTGCAAGAAACATGAAGGTAGATCCGGTATCTTTATATAAACAACAAACTCGAAAGAATGTTCGACTACAACAGTTCAAATCTATTATTGCAGGCTACGAGGAATTTAAAACAATGGAATTGGAGAACGGACACCGGACAGCGGACAGGCTCGATTTCACAGACATGGTACAAAAATTTATTGAGGACGGAGCAAGGTTACCTATAAAAGTTTTAATGGTAGATGAGGCCCAAGATTTAACACCGTTACAGTGGGATATGGTTGTAAAAATAGCTGAGAATGTTTGGAGAGTTTACATTGCAGGTGATGATGATCAAGCAATCTATGAATGGAATGGAGCTGAGGTGGAATATTTTCAAACATTTCCTGGACGAAATATTATTTTAAAAAAATCGGTAAGACTCAATAAGAATGTTCACTTCTTTTCTAAATGTTTATTAGAAGGGATGAAGGGTAATAGAGTAGAGAAAGAATTTTACTCAAATGATAAAGAGGGGTCAGTTCATTATTGGAATACTTTAAAGAAAGTGCCTTGGGATCTTGAGGGTAATTGGTTAGTGCTTGCTAGAATAAATGATGTAAAGAAAGAACTACAGGAAGAGGCAAGAAATCTTTCGTTATATTACCAAGATGTAAAAGGTAATAAATCTTTTGATATGAACCAATTCCAAGCAATACAATATTGGGAAAAAATATGTGAAGGTGGAAGTATTACAAGAGAAGAGGCCTGTATCATGTATGAATATTTATTAAATATCGATCACGGTTTTAGATCTCAAGATAGTAAAAAATGGAGTTTTGCTCATCCTCAGCAAGTATTTAATTTTGATGAATTACATTTAAGATGTGGTATGAGAGATGAAAAGGGCCCATGGGTAGAAGTATTCAAAAGAAAATTTAAAGAGAAAGATAAACAATATTTTTTAAAAATGATTAAAGAAGGCGTAGATTTAAACGAACCTCCTAAAATTATAATAGATACTATTCATCAAGTAAAAGGTGGAGAGGCAGATAACGTAGTCTTGTCTAGTAAATGTAACTTTCCATCACATTATGAAAAGAAAAACTTAAAAGAAAAGGTTAAAGAACTTCGGGTTTGGTATACGGGTGCAACCAGATCTAAAGGAACATTACATTTGTTAGGCACCCATCATCAATATAATTTTCCATTAGGGAAATATTACAAACTATATGAGGCTAATTATGACAGATAAAGATATGTTTGATGGAGCATTTCCACAACACACCCAGGTAGGCGGGAATCACTACACTAAGTTTGAGATTCAACCGTATGAATTTATATCAAAAAACAACTTAACGTTCTTTCAAGGTAATGTTATTAAATACGTTTGTAGGTATATGAAAAAAGATGGTATTCAAGATTTAGAAAAAATAAAACATTATTGCAATTTAGAAATTTTAAAAATGAAAGATGCAAAAAGAAAAAAGTAAATGTTGTAAGTGTAATAAAATAGCGGTTGTAATTGATAATAAAAAATACTATTGTGGCGAGTGTTACTGCATTAAATATAAGATACTAAAAAAGGAAAAGAATGACTCATCAACTTAACTTTATCTATAATGATTCTGATTGGGTTTGCCCGGCAGAATACCCCGACTTATCTCAAGCAAAAGAAATTGCAATCGACTTAGAGACTAAAGATCCAAATATTAAAACAAAGGGTTCGGGTTGGGCCACATTCGATGGTCAGATTGTAGGGTTTGCTGTAGCCGCATTCGACCAACAATGGTATTTTCCCATCGCTCACGATGCGGGTGGTAACATGGATATAGCGATGACTACCGCTTGGATGCAAGATGTTTTAAAAACAAATGCTACAAAAATATTTCACAATGCAAGTTATGATGTCGGTTGGTTATTGGTTAATGGTTTTGAAATCAAAGGTAAGATTGTAGATACCATGATTGCGGCCGCAATAGTAAATGAAAACAGATATAGTTTTAGTTTAAATGCGTGTGCAAAAGATTACTTAGGTGAACTTAAAAACGAAACTTTCTTAAATGAAAAAGCAAAAGAGTGGGGTATAGATCCTAAAGCAGATCTTTGGAAACTGCCCGCAGGCTATGTTGGCTTTTATGCTGAACAAGATGCGGCCCTAACTTTAAAGCTTTGGCAATATTTTAAACATGAAATTACTAAACAAAGTTTACATGATGTTTGGGATATGGAAATGGAATTGCTCCCAATCTTAATTGACATGAGACGAAGAGGAATACGAATTGATATTGAGAAAGCTCATCTCTTAAAGAAAGAATTTAAATCTAAAGAGAAAGAGGTGTTACATAAGATTAAAAAAGAAACTACGATGGATGTAGATATTTGGGCCGGAAGATCAGTCGCTCAAGCTTTTGATCGATTAGGGGTGGAGTACCCACGAACACCGAAAACCGGAGAACCAAGCTTCACGCAAAACTGGCTAGTAAATTGTAGTAACCCGATAGCGCAACTAGTAAGAGAAGCAAGAGAAATAAATAAATTCCATTCAACATTTATAGACTCAATATTAAGATATACCCACAAAGGTAGAATTCATTCTGAAATTAATCAGTTAAGATCCGACCAAGGTGGAACTGTTTCGGGAAGACTATCATATTCTAATCCAAATTTACAGCAAATTCCTGCGAGAAATAAAGAGTTTGGAGATAAAATTAGATCTTTATTTTTACCAGAAGAAGGTAGACAATGGGGAAGCTTTGACTATTCGCAACAAG